TACAACCAAAGTAGCAAGAAGAAGATGGTAAAAGAAAATGTATGTATTAGATCCTTTATTGAATATTAAGACAGCTGATAAAGATTTAGATGAATTGCAATCAATGACAAAATTTATTCAAAATAAATTAACAGAGATGCAAGCTAAAGAAACTACAAAAAGTCAAAGTACTGCTGATCCTGAATTAGCAGATAAAGTAAAAAAAGGACTAAAAGGTAAAAGATATAAAGATACTGCTACAGGTGTAGAACTATCTTTTGGAACTGCATATGCAAGAGGAAATGCACAGGCAAAAGAAGATTTCAATAAAGGTATGGATAAGGCAAGATCAAAAAAAGAAACAGGTGGAGCAGGTAGTCAAAAAGATAAAGGTGAACAAAAAGAAGAAAAGCAAGCACCTAAAAAAAGTATTTCAGAAATAGATCCTATAAAGACAAAAGATAATGCAAAGAAGTTATTAAAAGCATTAAGAGGACATGATAAGGCAAAGGCATTAGAGGAATTAAAGCAGATAGAGCAAGGCAGTGAAAGAGGCACTTTAGATGCTATCATAGAATTGTTATCTCAACCTGAATTACAACAGGCATTAGGAATGCAAAGACCTGAAGGATCTAAAGCACCACCTAAACAGAAAGCACCTGTTAAAAAAGATCAACCTAAAGTTACTGATCAATCTAAAGTTACTGATCAAACCAAACAGGATCAATCTAAACCACAGGAAAAACAACCTAAACAGGATCAATCTAAACCACAAGAGCAAACTCCACCACCTGTACAAGCACCACCACCTGTAGTAGAAACAGGTGTATCTGCTAAACCTAGATTGGATATGAATAGAGTAAATGAATGGGCAAAGAAAAATAAAGTACCTTTTAATCCAAAATCTTTTGAAAAACATTTAAAGAGTTTAGATGTGGATATGGATGAAAAAGAACTAAATGATTTTATGGAGTCTTATACAAATACAGTAAAGAAAGAACAAAGTCATTCAGATTATAAGAAATATAGAGATGTGGATTTAAGCAAAATAAAAGATCCAAAAGAATTAGCAAAGGCAATGGCAATAAAGAAAGAGGCAGAATTTCATTTTAATCCATTAAATGGTTTAGGTTTAGAAAACCTAACAACAATGAATAAACAGGATATAGAAGAACATAAAGAATGGATAAGAGAATCAGAAAAAGAAAGATATGCAAAGATGCCTGCTGAGGATAGAAAAGAGATGGGAAATAAACTAAAAGCAGAAATGGATAAATTAGATCCATTTAAAGATAAAGAAAAAATAGATGTTTTGGAAAGTGCATATGAAGGACTACTAGCATCAGCAATGTTTGAAAACAATGAAGATGAAATGCAAGAATTATTTGATGCTGATCCAACAGAAGGAATGAGTCCTAATGAGAAAAAGGAATATAAGGAAAAGCAAGATGCAAAGAGGAAAGAAAAGCAAGATAAAAGGGAAAAAGAAATTTCTAATTTAGAAAAAATGAAGATGCCATTAAATGATAAAGAAAAGAAAAAAAGAGAAGAAAATAGTAAAAAGATAACTGAGAATAAGCAGAAATCTCAAAGCATAGGAAATAGTATTTTAGAAATACAACAGGCAATTTCTAAAACAAAAGATCAAAAAGAATTAGAAAAATTAAATGAAGAACTTCTTAAACAACAAAGTGCAAAAGAAAAGATAGAAAAAGAGACAGCTAAAATAGAACAAAATGATTATAAGTTAGCATTAAGAGATGAAGAAAGTCTTTTAAAAGATGTGGCATCTTATGAAGAAGTGAAAGCTGAATTAGAAACCTTAAAGGAAAAGTTATTAAAATCACAATCTAATCCGAAAGTGAAAAAAGAAGATTTGGCAAAAGACCAGATTGCATATAAGAAATTATTAGAAAAGAAAGAAAAAGCAATTACAGCACAAAGTGCTTTAAATGAGAGAAAGAATACTGCGAATAAAATCCAATCATTAAAAGATGAAACTAAAAAAGAAATAGAGCAAGAAGAAAATAAGAAGCTTTTAGATGGTAGTAAAGTAAGATTTAAACAGATGCAATGGTTTGAATTAAAGAAAAAGATAACTACTTTGAAAATTAAAAAAGAAAAGGATGGGAAGTTAAGTGAAAAAGAAGAAACAGAATTACAAAAATTAGCAGGCGATCTTACTATTGCAAGTGATGAACTTAAAAAATTAGAAGAGAAAGCTAGAAAATTACAAGACAAGGAATTTATAAAAACAAAAAGATATCCTGTGAATAAAGATATTGTGGCAATGGTTCAAACAATGGATAATCCTAAAGTCTTAGGTGCATTAATGCAAATGACAAAAATTAAAGAACAAGGTGAATATAAAGAAAATTTAAAGACCATATTTAAATCTGTATCTGATGAAGATTTAATGTCTGTAGTAGAAAATACGAGTGTTGGTGAAATGGCAAAATTATTAGGTGCAGATTATTGTCCACAAGATGTTGCGAATAAAAGCAAAGATAGAGATGATGATGATAATAAATGTAATGTTACATTAAGTTATGCACAAAAACAAGAGGCAAGGGAACATATATTAGATTTCATTTCAAATGAAATGTTTTTTACGAATGCAGATAAAGGTAAGACAAAAGCAAAACCTACAAAAATGGACATTGAAGAAAAAGAGGATGTCTCTGAAATGGCAAAAGAGATAGAGAAGAGAGAAGAAGCAGAAGCAAAAGAAAAAGAGAAGGAGAAGGCAAAAGAGAAGGAGAAGGCAAAAGAAGAAAAAGAACAGGTAAAAAAGCATCAAGAAGAGATTAAGAAATACACAAAGAATTTTGAAGATGCTTTACTCATACCAGATGAAAATAAAAGAGTAGAGAGGATTAAACAAATCACAACAGATTTGAATTTGGCAAAGGCAAGTCAAGCAACAAGAGATGAACGATCTAAAGCAATGATAGATGCAATTAGAAAGATACCTGATCCAAAGAAAAGACAAGAATATTTAGAATTATTGCAAAATAATGATAGTGATCCACCTATTTTTAAAAAAACAAGACTAGGAACTGATAAAAACTTTAATAAAGTATTTATTAACAACAATAATAATAGCAAAGGACTAGATTTTAATATGAAAAAGAAATCTACAACGATCACCAATTATCAAGAGATAGCTAATACCTTTAGAATAGGTATGAAAGTATTTCCTTTTTATGGTGGCAGTAAAGATCATCACGGAACAGTAGTAGCGATTTATCCAGCTATTGGTATGGTTGATGTTCAATTTCCTTTTGGTAGCTCAAGATATCCTGTAGAGGATTTACAGATTGCAGACTTAGACATTGAGCCTGTGCAATATGATTCAATCCCCGGAGGTCTTGGCACAAAGCCTGTTAATGCAAAAACAGCATTATATTGGGCAGATAAAGATCGCAAGTATAGGATGTGTAGAGATGAACTCAAACCTACTTGTCCTAGATGCAAAGGTGTAGAACTAAAGAAAACCATCTATAAAAGAGTAGGTGGTAAATCTGAAAGACTTCTATGCTGTCCTGAATGTTTATTTCTCATCAAAACCACAGATATACTTGGTTTCAACTAAGGAGTACATGAAATGGCATTTCTAAGATATGCAAAATCAAGTATCGTTAAACCAAAGATATTTGGTGGTGAATGGGATCGTATTCGTGTTGCAAGTGGCAATAGAAGATTAGATGCAAGTTTAAAAGAACAAGCTGAAAGAATTTTAGGTGAAACATTTACACCTGATAAATATCTATTAACACATTCAACAATCGTATGTTCTGTAGATGTAGATACACCTACAAATGTAAAGACAGGTTCAGTACAATTTGAAGGTGAAAAGATTAATAGAAGATTTGCCGATTATGTAGTGAAAGCTGATTGCGATCAATATATCAATAATAATTTAGATTGTTGGTCAAGAGGTGTATTACAGAAATCCTACAAGTCATTTATTGGTGCCCATAATTTTGTAGAACATATTCAAGTAGAAGAATTATCTAAAGGTAAGATTATTGATGCAGTATTAAGAGATATTGGTGATAGTCTTTATGTAGATATTTTAGTAGCTACTAATAAAAAGCATACTGATTTAGTACAACAGATTATATCAGGTCAAATGAATGCGATGAGTATGGGATGTTCTGTAGACTATACCCTATGTACTAAATGTGGAAATGTTGCGAGTGATGAAACAGAAATGTGTAAGCACATCAAATATGAAAAAGGCAATGTTTTCTATGATGAAAAAGGTAATAAGCACAGAGTAGCAGAACTATGTGGACATGAATCAGAAGGTGATAATGGTGGTGTTACATTTATTGAGGCATCATGGGTAGCTACACCTGCATTTAAAGGTGCAGTCGCAAGAAATACTTTAGATATTCAAAAGGTTGCAAGTCAATCCAAATCAGCTTTTGATTTTGGTGATGATTCAAGTGGTGGTGAAGAAGGTGGTGGTGAAGAAAAGAAACCTGCTGAACCTGCTAAAAGTCCTATTGATGAATTAGAAGAACACATTAAGCAAGTAGTGATGGATAGAGTAAAGTCTAAGTTAGAAGAAGAACTTTCAGGCAAGAAAGAAGAACCTAAAGTAGATATGAGTAAATCTAGCATTCATGAAAATGATAGTGTGATTAAAGAAGGCAATTTGAATTTTGAGAATTGGTCTATTTCTAAAACAGCACAAGAAGATGAAGATACAGAAGAAAAGACAGTATCTTTAAAAGAAATGTCAGATGAAGATATAGATGCTTTAGTAGAAAAATTATATGGTCGTTTGGTTGAAAAAGATAAAGCTAAGAAACAAGCAAGTTTACAGCAGAATTATTTTAGTCATTTAAGAGTGGCAGTAAACTTATCTCAATCAAATGAAACAGCGATCAAGAATGTTGCTTATGTGAATAAGCAATATGGTGTAGAAATCCCAAATCATTTGTATCGTTTGGCAAGTTATTTAGGTAGTACAAAACAATATGGTGATGTAAATACTTATTTAGCAACAGCTGATACAATTTATAAAAAACCTTTAACAGATAAAGAACAAAAGATCTTAGTGAGATTAGCTAAGATTTTAAGTTTAAGATAAACCTTTAAACCTATGGAGTTTAACATGACATTCCGTACAAGAAGATCATCTTTTTCAAATAGAAGAAGAGCAAATTCAGGAATCCCCGGCTATGATAATCAAGGTTGGGATGCTTTTGGACATCCTGCATCTTATGCTCAACCTGAAGTAGATGAATATGGTATTGATAGTGATTTTGGCGAAGGTGTTCGCAAGGGTCCATATCTTTCCGGTCCACCACCTGCATCAGTAGGTTGGATGCCTGATCATCCTGCAGTAGATGAAGACCTTGTAGAAGATTATGAAACAGGTAGTCAATTACATGAATTGAATTTAAAGCAAGCTATGGAAAGAAAAGCATCAAAGTGCATTGAATTAGCTGAAAAGAAACTTGGTCGTAAAGCATCTGCTCGTGCGATTGAAAATCTTGCTTTGTCATATATGAATTTATCTAATTCCACACTTCAAAGAAAACTTTCATCTTCTTTTTTAGCTGATGAAATGGATATGATGTCAGATGAATTTGATATGATGGCTGATGAATCAGATATGTTTGCTGAAAATGTAGTTCAAGAAGGCACAGGTTATTTTGGCGAAGTTGATGCTGAAGATCTTATGTCAGATGAATCAGATATGATGGCTGAAATGAGTATGATGGCTCGTAGAGCAAATCGTGGTCGTTTTGCAGGTAAGAAATCAGAAGATTCAAGTGAAGCTGAACAACTAGCTGAAGAGGCTGTAGAAACTGCCGAACAATTAGCTGAAGAAGTTGAAGAACTCAAAGCTGAATTGCAAGCAATGAAGAAAGCAAATCTTAAATTAAGACAAGCAGGCAAGAAATCAGAAGATGCAAGTGAAGCTGAAAGCATTGCTGAAGAAGCAGTTTCTACAGCAGAGCAATTAGCTGAAGAAGTTGAAAACCTTGCTGAAGAACTTAAACAAGCAAAGAAAGCTAATCTTCGTTTAAAACAATCAAAGAAATCTGATGGTGCAGAACAATTAGCTGAAGAAGCAGTAGAAACAGCTGAACAATTAGCTGAAGAAGTTGAAACTCTTTCATCTGAAGTTGAAAGTCTTGCTGAAGAACTTAAACAAGCAAAGAAAGCAAATGCTCGTTTAAGACAAGCTAAAAAATCTGAAGAATCAGAAGAATTAAGCGATAGTGAAGTTCTTGAAGAAGAAATCAAAGCACTTAAAAAAGCAAATGCTCGTTTAAGACAAAGATTAGCAGGCAGTGAAGTTTTAGATGCTTTAGAACAAAACTATTCTTCTCATGGTGAACAACCTGTAGAAAGATTTGCATCTTCAAGAAAAGCAGGTGTTGGTCGTTTAGCAAATGTTCTTAGTTCATATATGGCTGAAGATGAAGGTATTGCAGATGATGGTACTGAATCATTAGCAGATCTTTTAGCTGAAATTGAAGCTGAAGAAGCTATGGAACAACAAGCATCAAAGTTTGCATCTAAGAAAGCTAATAAAAAAGCTGGTCAAAATGATCCTCGTCATTTCTATCAAGAAGAAATTGAAGCTCGTGAAGGCAAGCAATCTGCAAAGAAAGCTATGTTCATGGCTGAAGATGAAACTGAATACATGATGGCAGATGAAGTTGAATCTGAAGAAGAAGAACAAGCTGATTGGATGGCTGATGAAGTTGAATCTGATGAAGTAGATCCATTTGGTCTTGATTCAGATGATATGATGGCTGATGCTGATCCTAGATTAGCAAGTCTTTTCTCTTTTGCTAGTGATGAAGATGAAGAAGAAGTTGAAGAAACTGAAACAGCATCTAAAAAAGCTAGTCGTTTTGCCAAAGCTAAAAAATCTGAAGAAGAAACTGAAGAAGAAGAAACTGAGGATGAAGAAGTAGAGGAAGAAGAAGAGGAAGAAAAGCCTGCTAAAAAAGCACCTGCAAAGAAAGCACCTGCTAAAGAAGAAGGTAAAGCACCTGCTAAAGAAGAAGGTAAAGCATCTTCTAAGAAAGCATCTATTACTCCTAGACCAAAGACACAACAAGCTAGTGTAAAGACACTTGGCAATATTAGTAGAACAGCAAGTGATGCTAATGAATTGTCAAAGTTGTGGGAATCAGCACCTGATGTTAGCAAGTTCTTTAGCTAAGATTTGGTTATCTTAAGTAGTCATGTTTAAGAGCATTTAAAATAAATGTGAAAAAAGATGATGAAAAAGTAGTAGATGACTATTAAATCTTTAATAGTTTATCTATTAAACAAGAGTATATAAAGTGAAGTTATTAAAAATAATTTCAAACTTTTAAACTTTTTAAAACTTTTTTTCATAAACCATTCTCTTGAAAACAGAGAGTCAGAGATTTAGGAGTGACATCATGTCTATTTCTTTACTTGGACAAGCGAGTGGTGGATTTACTCAAAGTAATAGTGCATTGCGAATCCTTCATGTTGGTGTTCGCAATACAGTTGGTCAATTGACTGCTGATTCTTTTACTCAAACTAATCCACCTGTTATTACAACAAACACCAAGAAAACAACTGCTAGTGGTTTCACAGCAGGTGTTTTAGGTGTATTAAGTGGTTCTATTGCCTTTACTCGTAATGATGAAGGTGAATTTTATCATGGTGGTCCCACAGCAGGTAGTGCTAATGGTGGTGCTGATAATGATAAAGAAAAGCCAATTGGTATTTTCATTAATACTGCTGTAGGTCTTGCATTTACCAATCAACCCGGTGTTGCATCAAATCGTGGACCCTATGTATCTGCACAAGGTACTTATGGTAATACACTTTATGAAACACAATCTCAAGATGATAATTCTGATTTGGCTTATACCATTGGTGATGAATTGTTTGCATCTGTAAATGGTTATTTGACCAATGCTACTGCTAATGCTGATTTACATGATGTTGATCATGGTTCAGGTCCCACAGCAGGTGGTTCATGGACTATTGGTATTTTAACTGTTGCAGGCGATACATCTTCTGATGAACTCGTCTATGACCAAAGAATTTAATAAAGAAAGGTAGCAGTTAAAATGACAAATTTAAATGTTGATAATGCAGTAAAACAGAAGATCATTTCTGACTATATTAAGACTCCTCAAGGTCGTGCAAAACTTGCATCTTCTATGACACAACCACTTCGTCTTAGAAGAGATTATACCTCTGTTGGTCGTAAGACTTTCTTGGTAGAACAATTACCTGATGGTGCTTTGCCAATCTATGACAAAGATCCTGATGTTACAGCATTCGTAGTTGGTGAAGAAGGTGAAAACATTCTTGCTATTACCAAGCCACGAAGAGTAATTTTCCCTCTCTTTGAAATTGCATCAAATCCTGAAATTCCTTTAACACAAATTAAGGAAAGACGATTTGACTTGATTGAAAGAGCCCAAGACCTTGCTCGTGCCCAAATCCAAGCGGCCGAAGATGAAAGAGTATTTGCAATTCTTGATGCAGTTGCTACTCAAGGTTTTGATGGTGTTGCTGGTCAAACCAATCCTGATATTCCTGTTATTGCTCCTTTAAATGGTGCAGTACTTGCTGATGCTTATGCACAAATTGAAAAGCATGATCTCCGTGTAGCTCGTGTATTTATCAATGCTCGTGACTATGCTGATATCAGAAAGTTTGGTCGTGACATTTTGGATATCGAAAGTCAAGCCGCCCTCTTAAAGACAGGTTTGCAAGCAACTCTTTGGGGTGCACAAATCATTACAAGTCGTTTGGTTAACCCCGGCACTGTATATGTTTGTTGCGAACCTGAAATGTTTGGTCGTATTCCTGTTCGTACAGAATTGACTGTTCTTTCTGCTGATGATCCAAAGGCTCGTACAATTGGTTTCAGTGTGTTCGAGAATTTAGGTATCGGGGCTTATAATCCTCGTGGTTTAACTCGTTTAACAGTAACTCGTTAATCTATTAAACCTATTAAAACATTCGATTTTATCGTGGTTTTGAAGCCACTGTGTTTAATTGCACAGTGGCTTTTTTCATTTTAGATGTAAATTTATTTGTTTCCATTTTCCATTTTTTGTATAATTTTAAATACAAGGAGGACAAATAAATGAAAAAGATACCATGTCCAATTACATCTGATAGGTTATCAGAATTATATACCAACTTATTATTGACAGATGAGCAAGTAGCAGAAGTTCTATGTAAAGAAGGATATGAAGCTACTAAAAAAAGAGTGTGTAGGTGGAGAGATGATTATAATATTCCAACACTACAAAGATATGAAAGATTTAAACCACCTGCTATTGAAGGTGAATTGAAATCCTTATTAATAGGTTCTATGTTAGGTGACGGTAGAATTGCCTTTAGAGGACAAGCATCTCATTATGAAGAAAGACATTCACCTGAACAGCTAGACTATTTAAAATGGAAAGCTGATAAGTGGGGTGAATGGAGTGCAGGAGATTTAACTATTGCTTATAGTAGAGAATTTGCTAGTCATATCTTTAGAACTAAAGCACATAGTGATTTAAACCAATATAGAGATTTATTCTATACAGAGAGAGAAAAGGGATGGAAAGTTGTTAAACCTGAATTGGTGGATATGGTAGATGCTTATGCTTTAGCTATATGGTATTTAGATGATGGTTGGGCAGGACATTATCCAGCTATTTCTTTTGGTGCTAAAGATGGTAGTAGAGGCAATGCTTATCTGATCTTTGAGAAGTTTAATTTATTACCTAAATGGAAATTAAGAAAAGGTGAAACAGGTGAGTTTCATTTTGAGAAAGAAGAAGGTGATAAGTTTATTGAGATCATTAAACCTTATGTACCTGATTGTATGTCATATAAGATGACATTTGCATATAGAGATGGTAGAAATAACAAAGTAGCACAGAAGATGAAAAAACCTGTATTAGAAGGATTGATAGCGAAAGGATATACAAAAGATGAGATGGCAAAAGAATTAGGTGTAGGATATAATACAGTAGATAGGTGGTTAGAGAGATATGGATTAAAAACAATGAATAGTATGAGAAAAAAACATTTGCAATCTTAAAAGAGATGGATTATGTTTATAAATGGACAGGCAATGTTTGTGTGAACTTGTTTGTTTGTTTTTGTTTGTAGTGTTTTAGTCGTGGTGATTAAGACACTACTAAAAAAATCCTTCTCCTTTATTTGGTGTGGTTTTCCACCAAGTAGTGCGAGTGGTTGTTGTTGTTTAAAAAGGCATAGTAAATAAAACTACTATGCCTTTTTTTATTTGTGATAAAATCTTTATAATTTGTATATATGTTATGTATGTTTATTTCTCAAACCTTAAAAAAGGACAA